AGTTCGTCGTACGTCATGATGTAGCCACCGAAACTGACCCCACTACGCCTTGAGCGATCAAAGCCTGGCCCTCAACATAGGGCCGCATATCGTTCGTGTTACGAGCAGATCCGTAACTCTGAAAAGCCGTAAAACCGGGCGCGCCAACGTACACAGAAACCGGTTCAATACGATCAGGCCTCGGATCGCGCAAAGCGATTGCGTCACCACGGTAACGCAACGGCTCAAGCTGCGGCTCCTTCGGCTCGTAATCATCGGGGCAGACCATGTATCCCTGCCACTGCTTACGCAGCACATTGTAAGGATACCGCTGACCACAAAAATCACACAGCCCGTAAGAAAACTTACCTGTTGCGTAGGCCACTTAGACCCCCATGTCCGGGACAAACTGTACGCTTGCTGTGTCCCGATCCTCCATGGCCGCTCGGTTAAAGTCCTCTTCGTAAATCGCCTTGAGTGCTGCCGTACGATCCGGCGCAAACTTCAACGACAACTGATAAGCCAGCCCCGACGCAAGACACGGCAAGAACCGGAAGTTAATGTCCGCCTCGTTCGTGTATACGCCAGCGTCCTGAATCCGACGAATCTTGTAGTACACAAAGGTGTACGTCTGATCTGCCGCCGGATAAAAGAAGACCTTGGTCGGATTGGCACGCTGCACGTAAAACTGAGCCGGGCGCGATTCCGAGGTCTTGTCCGGTACGTTCAAGTAGTCTTCGCGGCTTATACGCTCGATGTACACGTCGCTGTTAATGCCTTGGCTGTTTTGGCGAATGATCGCCTCCAAGACGTTAACGGTATCCGATGGGAGCGTAATCTCGTTAACACCTTGAGTCAGGGTGTACGTAGCCTGCTCAATGGTCCAAAGGTTCAAGCCACGATTGGCCCAATCCAGAAACAGCAAATTGAGCGAGCGGCGTGCGGAGTTGAGCTGATAACCGCTCGTCGGCCGCATGCCGCAACGCTCAAATGCCTCTTCAACCAAATCGTCAATCGATAGGTTGAAGTCTGTTGTGCCAGAAGTAGCCATTGATTAGCCGCAAGACCCGCCGTAGCGCATCTTTTTGACCTTCTTGACCTTACCGCCCTTCTTGTAGCCGCGAGCCATGCCGCCGCCCATCATGCCCATGGCCATCTCTTTGTGCTGATTTATAGCACCGCCCTTAGCAGCCATGACAACCTTACCGGTCTTCATGCTGGGCTTTGACACCATGTGATTCTTGGGACCTTTTCCAACAGCGCCACCACCGCGAACGGCTGCGCCCATGCCACGTCCGGCCATGTTACTTACCTCGCATCGCGCGACCGCGCGCGTCCTTGCTGTTGCTCTTCATGGCACGGCCTTTCTTATCAGCCATACCGCCCTTTTTCATCTTGCCAAGGCCATCCGCAGCGAAAGAAGGAACCTTCTTACCGCCCTTCATGACCATCTTGAGTTTGCCAGGCATTGTTAATCCCTCGTAGTACGAATTTCGTCAAGTTTAGCTTCAAGACGATTGAACCGCTGGTCGACGTGTGCGACAAACTTCTCGATTCTATCGTCCACTTCTCTGCGAGTGATGTGATCTCTCGCAATCTCCTCACGGGTCCGGTTGAGCAAAATATTCAGCCGAGCCAGTTCATCAAACTTACCCTTTAGCATGAATCCCATCCCGGTCACTATCGCGGACAGGATGATGTTCCAGATCATGATTTCCATCGACTAACACTTCCATCGCCGACGGGCCTGCCGGATCCGACTGTTTGGATCCTTAGCCGCTTCTGGGTACATCTTCATCTGGCCGGCGGAACGTGCACAAAACGACTTGCGTCTCTTTGCCCGAGCAGGGCCCGGATTGGATTCCGTCACGGCCGTCTGAAGTTTGCTACCGGGGTTGGCTTTGCGATAGGCGGCAACGCCTTTTTTGGTCATGCCGGCACCTTGCTTCGTCGGGCGGAAGTTACCGCTCTTAACCGAAGTTTTAATGCCCATGCCTTTGCGGACGGCACCGCCGCCACGCATGGCAACGCCCATGCAGCCGGGCATTAGGCCGGCGCTCCGCCCACGTACAGTACGGTGACGCTCAACACTTGCGCATCGGCAAGCGTTACGTAAACGCCATCGGTAGCCAAAATTCCGTCATCGGGAATAATGAGATCGTAGGCTCCAGCCGCTGCCGGGGTCTTAATGTCAAGAATCGTGGTGCCACTGGCCCCGCCGGTCTTGAGGGTGAATCCAGAGGCGGTCCCAGAATTGGTGAAATACACGCCTTGAACACGCGTACGGCCATTTACCGCATCGCCAGTGGCGACCACGGTTTTGGCTTTGACGTCACTTGCAAAACTCATAGCCCTGCTTCCTCTCTTGGGATGGGGTCGGGAAGCCCCAGATCAGAGAATGTTGGTGTCTCCGGTTCTGGGGCATCCAACCTTTGGATCAGAGACTGCATCGTGTCGATCGAAGCCTGGCAAGCAATTGCAACCTCGTGAGCGTGATTGCGTTGCTCTTCCATCTTAGCGATTTCGGCGAGCAGAAACTCCTTGGTGATGTCCATTAAAGCGTGTCAGACACCATCAAGTAGTACTGAGTACCCGAGGCGTTCTTGATCGGAATGACGTGGCTAACCGCCGCCGCCGTCTTGACGCCAACCATCGCGTTCGGAAGCACAGCAAAGGTCGCGATCGTGCCAGTACCGCTGTTGGTGCAGCGGATGTACGAAGCGTTCGTCCAAGTGCCGCCCGAGGCGAAGTCACTGTCAAGTTGGAGCGCGGCCAACGTGCCGCCGGGGTTCGTCGAAGAACCGCCGATCGTCACACGCAGCGCGTTACCCGCGCCCGAGACCGTGCCCGAACCGTTGATCGAAAGGGAAATGTGGCCACCGTTGACGGTGCCGCCAGTGGCAGCGTTAGCAGCCGTGACGCGGGTCAGCCAACGGCCAGTCTCGCCCGAGCCGGTGCTGGCAACGGTGAGGCGACTGTAGCTAAGGCGGACGTCGCCGGTCGTAGCGGTGGAGGTGACGTAAGAGCTGGAGACGTTGCCGGCGGTGGTGACCACCACGGGCGAAGTGTCGGTACCAGTGACAAAACCGTTCAGGGATTGAACCGGACCCGAAAAGGTTGAAAGACTCATTGAATTGTCCTCACATGCGAGTTCGGTGCGGCTGTCTGCATGTCGTCAGCCGGGGAGGCTGTCAGACGCACCGGGTTATCCCCGGAAATTTGACTATACGCGAATAACGTGCATAGAGAAAGGGGGCCTTGCGGCCCCCTTCTCGTCTGCGATTAAGCAGCGCCAGGCGATCCGAAGATGCCACGCGGGTCGCTGAAGCCGAAGCTGTAGCGCTCGCGAGCCTTGTACCGCACGTTGCCGGTGTCGAAGTCGCCCTCGAAACCAGTCTTGATGGCAACACGCTGGAACATCTTCATGCCGTTAGGAGCGTCGGTCTTGATGAACCAAGCGTCCGGGTCGGTCAAGAAGTGGTTCACGGTGTAGCCCTGCGGCACCATGCCCATGTTCTTCACGGCGTTGATGTCGTTATCCGCAGTGCCAACGCGCAGCGTCGACTTGAGGATACGGTCAGCCGTAAACATGAGTTCCTTCGGGATGATGAGCTTCAAGCCCTGAACAGCGATCTTCAGGCCGCGCTCGTCGATGAACGCAGCGATGTCGATCAAAGCCTGCTCAAGCGAGGTCTCGCTCAGGTCAGCAGCCGTGGTGAGCTCGTTCTTCAGGTCCGGACCCGAGAGGGTCGGGTGATCGAGCGCACACAGCGGCTTTCCGTCGCCGCCGATCGAGGTGTCGAACGCGCCGTTGAGCACGCTGGCAGCCTTGATCTGCTTCGTCTGAGCCATCGAACGAGCCAGCGCCTTGGTGTAACGCGCCGAGAGCTTGTCGTAGAGGTTGTCCTCAACGGCTTCCTCGGTGAGCGAAAACGCCAGAGCGACGGTCTCGTGGGTGTAGCGCGAGGTGTAGACTTCCTGCGCCTGGTCGTATGCAACGCCAGCGCCTTCCGTCTTCACCGGAGCTTCACCGAAGCCCGACTCCATTACCTCTTCTTCGAACGCACGATCCGAAGTCTCCACCGAGTAGATCTCGGCGTGCTCGTTCTCGTAGTTCTTGTACTCAAGGCCGAACAGGGCGTTCAAGCCCGGCTCGAGTTCCTTGACTAATTGTGCACGTGAAATAGCCATTTTTTATGCCCCTATAAATCAGGTTACGGCCTTGACGCCGGTGCTGCCGTACAGGTGCTCGTTGATTTTCACAACG